CTCCCATCGGCCATCTGCCCTCTCCGCTCTCCCCTCTCCCAGGGAGCCCGCCGGCGGTGCGGGGCGGTGGCGGGCGCGCCGCGGCAGACATGGCGGCGGCTACCAGCAAGGCTCGGGATACGGGACGATGGGCGTGAACGGTATTTGCTTTTGCGCCTGGGCGATGTTATGGCGCAAATCAGGAATATACGTGTCATTCACCACATGGCACGGATCACCCACACGACCATTGATAAAGGTGGAGACATCTCCCCCTGTAAGTACGAGGAACTGTATCCAGTTCGCCGCAAAGCTCGCCCTCCCAATCGCTCTAAGACCATCTAATTCCTGCGAACTCATCTGAATACTCTTCCCATAGTAACTGCTGAGGATACGCATACAATACTCAGCGTTGTAGTGCAGCGGAGTATAGGGAGCATCAGATTTGGCAAGGACTTGCATTTGACTCTGCGCTAATGTGATCATGCTCCTCGCTTTTGCCGAGGTCGCGCTGATCTTATCCAGCAACCCGAAGTAGAGATAACTCCAGCTACTCGTGTTGTTGATGTTCTGCGGCAGAGGGTTATGCAACGAACTCGTTGTCAGGAGAAACGTTCATATAAATACCTCACGTTCCATCCGTGACGCAGAACGCTTGAGAACCCTCATGATATCCCGTGCAGAAAAGAGCCGTCTAGACCGTGATGGCATGGCAATGTCCTAGAAGAGCGCATCGTAGAATGTCACGTTGGCGGCGATCTCGGCAAAACCGATCAACTCGTTCGCGGTCAGTGCCACACTGCTGCCATAGAACTGCTGAAAGAGCCCAACACAATATGCTGGCGTATAAACCGCCTCGTATTGAGCGAGGTCGAGCATACGGCTCGCTTTTATACTCGACGCACGCATGAGCGCTTTGCTCTGGGCATAGATATTGCCGGCGCCTGGATTCCACAACGACCGTGTGGCTAGCAACAGCACTCAGGCAAAGAGATCAGCCTGTTGCTGATTTGCACTCTTCTGCATAATTCTCATGATGTCCCGTGCGGTGAAGGCACTCATAGTGCTCTCCCTCTGGATCAGAGTCTACTCGACCAGTCTCGTGACTGAATGGGTATAAGCAGCAGGAACTCAGCGTGTTGGTCAGTGCCGTTATCGACAATGAGTGTGCCGCGTATTGTCCCACTGGTTGGGAGTACCAGTGTATCGACCAGGACGGCCTCAAAGTCGCCATCACTCTCGACACGATGCTCCAACGCGGTCGGCCATGTTTGCCCGCTAACCTGTAGGCCATCCAGGGTGAGCGTAATCGTCACCGTCGCATCGTCATCGAGAAAGACTTCCTCCCCTTGCTCATCAAGAGTGCGCAGGCCATGCACAACCAGGAGATTATCGTTGCTACGATAGAGAAACCCTTCCATGCTACTTCCCTCGCAGAAGATAGAAGAGCACGACGATCACCGTGGGAATAAGCCCTCCCATGAGCCCCCAGACCCCGGCCTTCACTTGAAGTATCGCGACATCGAGGCGCAGCTGTTCGATCTTAGCCGCCAGTATCGTAATACTTTCATTGAAGCGTGCTAATTCCGCGAGCACCAGGCGGCGATCTTCGTACCAGTTATTCTCCCGCCGCGGCCCAGTATCGTTGCCATCCATCGGTGCTCCTTAAAAGGTCCGCGTCTGAATAAGCAGATTATGAACCATATCAGCATGCTGATCGGCACCGTTATCAATGACAAGCTGGGCTTTACAGATGCCGCTGGTCGGGAGTACCAGTGTATCTCGCAGTACCGCCTGAAAGTTGCCATTGCTTCCCAGTATATACACCAGAGCCAACGGCCATGTTTCACCAGACACGTTGACCCCATCGATGGACAGAGTCACTTGCACCGTCGCCGTTTCGTCAAGGTAGTCTTTCTCGCCATCCGCATCAATGGTGTAGACCCCGAGTGCCAGCAGCAGATTGTCGTTAGTGCGATAGATCAACATGGCGGTTTCCACTTCTAGATGAAGGCGCCGACTTTGACCTCTTCCACAAAGACGACGTGTCGGATACTCACACCCTCGACACCAATCTGGGGAATGACCTCCGCAAAGGTAAACACAATATGCTTTTCGCTGGCCGCAACGACCGTTTCTAGCGCTAATCCCATATAGTAACCAAGGAGAATACGCCGATCATCGCTTGACACAAAGGTATCAAGCTCGGTAGGTGGCACGAGATGTCGTTGCGGCCAGAGCGTAGCAAGAGCCGATATGCGTTTTTTCAGCGTATCAATGGCCATGGCTATGGTCCAGTTGTGAATTCGTCGCGGGTAAACACCAGGCCTGTATCGGAGACGGTCGACTTGTGATCGACCGTGGTGCCATCATCGGCATAGACTTTCATCGTCGTTGAGTCCTGGGTGACCTTGTTGCGCAGGAACTTGTAGATATAGCCGAGCTTCTTCACCAGCGTCGTCGTCGCCGGCGGGGCTTCCTGGCCGGGTTCAGCGAAGGTGTCGACGTTCAGGGCATCGAGGACCTCAGTATTCACCTGCGCTGGCGTGGCACGACTCGAAACCGTAGCATCCAACTGCAATCCCAAGTCGCGCGCAGTCTGTGCAGTGCCGGCTCCCGTCGGTCCTACCTTGACAATGTTCGCATCGGCGAGCCCAGCACTATCGACTACCAGTGTGCGGCCTGCTGTCGTGGGGTTGAGCGCCTTCAGTATGCCAGGCGTCATCCCATCAGGCAGGAGCACGTCGTAGGTCGTGTCGGTTGAGGGCGTCGTCTCCCAGTTCGGCACCACCGTGAAGGCACCAGTACTGGTGTTATAGGTAGCAATCTGGCGTGCCTGGTTGTTCGCACCGCCTGTCCCACCTCCCCCGGTCCCACCCGTAGTGCGTAGGAAACAGCCGGTGATATCGTAGGCCAGGATGGTCCCCAGAGTGCCACCACCCGCTGAGCCTGCCGCCAGTGTCCCTGAGGAGATACTGGGCAAGGCACGCGGATAGAGCGTCATCAGCGTCGCCTTGGGACCACTGGCCACCTTGAAGGCCACGCCAACGAGCGAGTTATTTAACTCTGCGCCGGTGAAGGTGATGAACCCCAGACCGTTCGAGCCGGTAATCGTCGTGACTTCTTCGGTCGCATCGGCAAACGCCCCGCCGTCCTGAGAGACCTCGGTGTCTGGGGTCGTCGGGTCCGTCGGGTCCCCATCCGCATCGAGATAGGGTACTAGCACGGTATACCGCGCCTGCTTAATAGGATAGGGGAGCGCCGCGTGGGAGACGTGGTTCGCCATACTAACTCCAGGTGATGCCGTAGAGTGCGGCTAAGGCTGCACCGATGGGACTCAGATTGGTGCCCATTGCCGCGGCGTAGAAGAGGATCGCGGCCATATAGCCATTGTAGTGCGCTACCGCATTATAGCCCTTGCCAAGCAGGATCGTGTTATTCGAATTAAAGGTATTGCCAGAGGCAGTTGAGGCACCAGCTGTCCCGCTATTAAGATAGTTCTTCACACTACCACCTGTATGCTGCCAGACACTGACATAGTCGGTGGCCAGGTTGATATTGACCTGCGCCTTATCTTCATTCGTATCCCAGTTCCCAGCCGTGCTCTTATAGGTCCCACCACCAGCGGAGAAAATGGTGTACCAGACATCCCCAGTCGAGTTCTCATGAAAGAGCGGATCATTGTTATAGGTCGCCGCGTTTTGATTGGTGGTAGTGATCGCCCGCCAGACCACAAAGACGGTGCCCTCAGACACTGTCAGAAGCACCTGGAGTCCAGACCCGGCCAGACCATCATTGGTCCCATCGAACTGCACCGATGGCAGCCCGCCTAGCCCTGTAATCACGGCGCCGCTGCTGACGATCTGTGGTTGATTGGCCTGGGTTGCCTGGGTCCAGTTGCGCGCATTCCCCGTCTGATCGTACAGCGTGTCGATAAACCCATCGCCGCTGCCACAGAAGCTCAGGAGTGCTGCCGTATCTAAGGCTCCAGTACTTGACACAAAGCCGACATCCTGCGTGGTATTATCACTACTGCGACGCACTTTGAGCAGGTTCGCTGTATAAGCCGTGCGCAGTTGGTACAGGCCCCAGGCCGACGTGCCGTTCTGGATGTCGAGTGGCATGGTATAGGATGGACTCCCACCGTGCATCGGACGCACCACGTGGCGGTGCGTGAGGAGTGGGCGTGCTGCCAGGCCAGTAGTGATCAGCATGCGCGGGCTCGTTTCTGCTTCATGGACAGTCTCCCTGGAGCCAGCACCTATAGAGCGGCTGCCAGCGTCTGAGTACTTGGCCAGGATATGCGGTGTTCTCCTGGCAGGCGGCGTGCGAGCGCGCTGGCACCGAGCGCCCACAGGCCCGCTGAACCTCATGGAAATAGAGGTCTGGATGACACCACCCCGTCGTCTGGCAATATGCTCGCTCACGGTTGATCCAACCAGCCCCCCCGTTGTAGTCTGCTAACATGAAGGCAAAGCGCTCCTCCTCAGGCACACAGACCCGCTGCTGGTAGAGGTGGCGATCCCACAGGACCATGGCGCGGAGAGCCCAGGCTGGCCGCAAGGGGCACCCTGCCTCGGTGTCGCAGAGTCCTAGCAAGGCATTAGCAAAGCGGTGTTGCACCTCGCGTGCAGTCCCTGGGGTGAACTGCGCCAGGCCGGTGGCAAAGCGGCTCTGCGCTGCTGGGTCCCAGCCCGACTCCTGGTGGACCTGGGCGAAGAACACCGCCGGGTCCTGCTCGAGGGTCCAGTAGTAATGGACCTCACGGAGCAGCAGTGCCCGATAGCGTGCAGCTGCCAGGGGAATCGGCGAGGCGCCAATATCCAGCACCAGGACGCCGAGCAGCAGCCCAGTGCCCAGGCTACAGCCCCAGCGTAACTCCCAGGATAAAGGCCGCATAGATCAGTCCTCGCATGACTGCTGTGCCAACAAATAGCAGGGTGGCATGGAACTGCTCTCGTGGATCGCCGAACCGCGCGTGCTCCAGGAGTTCCCGCTGGCAGAGATAGGGGAATGCCTGTTGATAGCCAATATGTGCTGCCAGAAAGCCCACTGCCGCCAGGGCTGGCTTGTAGAGGATGAGCATGAGTGGCGAGGCCGCTGGCACGATCTGATAAGCCCGCGCCAGTAGCACCGCCAGGGGCAAGAGGAGCATCCAGCGCACGCGGTAGCATTCCGCCATAAAGTGCCTTGGCATCGTTACTCCTCTACAACAAGAAATTGTAGGGCTTTGTTTTGCTCATCCACATTGACAACCGCTGTCCCGACATAGCGCCGGCTATCCTTGCTGTCTATAAAGACAAACTTGTCTGGGAGAAAGTCGATATAGCGTATCGTGATGCGATGGGAGGGGCGATTGTTGACGACCGATACCACGCTAAAGTCGCGCAAGTCGATGGGCTCCAGTGATCCCCACAGCGTGGTTAAAATCTTTGTCTTGTGCACCGTCTTCCCATTTGCATCGGTGGTGATGTTATCAATCTCAATTGCGAAGCGATGATCCAATCGCCCTGCGAGCATCAGTAGACCTCCGGCACACGATGGAGCCAGACCAACGCGTGTAGCCCAAGCGGGATGCCCCGTAGGATTTTCTCCGTTGTGGTGGCTTCGCGGTTCTCATAGAAATGTCCTATCAGGAGAAATACGGCCTGACGAATCGCTGAGGGGAGTAGGAGGGCGGAGGTCCACCCGGCCAGATAGGTAATCGTCACGGCGTTAGGCACGTCATAGGTCGAGGGCCAGGACTGCCCAGACTTGAGGTAGATGCGTCCGGGCTCGCTCTTGGTATCGACGCCGTAGACGGTCGTTGCAAGGGTCCGCGAGACGTTGTCGGAGTCAAAGTACGTGATAGACGAGACACTCTGCAATGGCGGCCTGGGAAGTCTAATAAAGCGCCCCGGGGAAAAGCCCGACGACACATTCTCGCTTGGGAACTCGTCTAGTGACAGGGTATACGTCGCTGTCAAAAACTGCCGTCGCATCTCTAACTCTAGCAGCGTACGGGCGGCTTGTATGTAGCCGACGAGGAGCTGGTCGTCGTCCGTGATCGAGATGCGGAGATGAGCCTTAAGCTCCATGAGTCCGACCACTTCTTCAGTTGGTGCAACGGTCTGGACCAGAGTCAGAGGCATCGGCTTCCTTTCGGCATAGATCGCAGGTCTTCAGCGTAACCTCTGGCAGTGTGCAATTACCCCAGCGCAGCACCGCACCGACCAGAGCCAGCAGCCCTCTAGAGAGCGGCCGCCAGTGACCAGGAACAAAGGCATGCCGGCAGGGATCATGGCCCGCCGGCATATAGCCCCGCTCGTGTACCACGCAGTAGGTTAAGAGCGCTTCTGCCATACCCGCACATAATCCACATCCAGGACGCCCAGCCCCGCCCCTGAGGCCTTCTGAATGGCAAAGTAAGGTTGTAGCTTCAGTGCTGCCACCTGGCTCATGTTAAACGTCGTGCTGGCCGCGACCCGGACACCATCGATGTAGAACTTCACGCTGGTGATCGTGGTACAGTCGATGCGGTAGATTTTGTACTGTCCGGCGGTCACCGTGGTGTCCGTAGCAATGTCGTCGTTGGTATTCACCGTATCGTCGTTTTCGACGTTGATCACGCCATTGCCATCAGCGCGAAACCAGATCGACTCGGCCACGGTATCCGCCACGGCATTCTTGTCCCCCGCGAGTCCCCACACGGCGATGCTGAGGAGCGTAGGCAACGTGGACAGCGCCACGCGGGCTTCCCACACCAGGCCCTGGTTGAGCACGAAGAAGCGCTGATCATTCCAGTCCAGCCCAGATTCCTGGGCTTCCGAGGTCGAATCGAGAGGCATGCGGGCAATACCATTGATCCCATCGGCGACTACCAGCGGCGTGGTATCCCCTGAGGACGAGACATCAATGGCCCGCCAGCGATCGGTGACATTGAGGGTGCGGTAGAGAAAATCATCTTCGAAGACCAGCGGTGCGAGCGGTTTGACATGCTCGAAGGTTGCCGAGTCATAGTACTCCAGCATGCCATTGCGGAAGCGAGATTTTGTGGTCATATAGGCTCCTTCTGTCGACCAGATGGCCGATGCATAGCACCGACTGAGGAGAATCCCTGTCCTTCCCTTCGGCCTCCTTAGAGAAACCACTCCTGCCACCCTGGGCCAAGAGCAAGTGGCGCACGCTCCATCGCCCATGGCAGCACTGCTTCAGGAATAGGCGTCCAGTAATACAGGTCAATAAGCTGTTCCCCTGGAAGCGCACAAATCCAGTGATAGGCGCTCGTGATACGGCGGAAACTATAACCATTCTTGCGCGGTGTGAGTGCCCTTCCCCCGTGTGGCATTGCATGCTGTGCTCGCGGGGTATCGGGGTGATACTGTTTGGCCAGAATGCGATATTGTTGCTTAGCCATGGCTTGCACCTCGGCGATGCAGTCACAGGCCAGGAGTTCCTCAGTGGTAATCCTGAGTGTATGACAGCGCTGTGTCAGCTGTTTCAGCGACACTTTACAGTGTGTGCTCTTATAGAGCGGCGGCTTGCGCGTGGTACACAGCGTAATGGTCTCACCCATAACAGCCTCTACCATGGGGCTATCCCCCTACTGCATAGAACAGACAGCGCACATTGTCACTCGCCGGTGGGCGGTGCAGATCACGACGACACCACCAGCTCTGCGTATCTTCGCTGGGGTGGACAGACTGGATGGGCACATTGACCGGGATGCCCATGACAAGCGCGTGCATGACCTCGCCCTCCTGACGCACCAGGCTGACTGGTACGACGGTGCAGTCGCGTGGGCCACAGCACGACATTCCCGTTGCATCCTGATAGTGGTCCTGCCAGGAGCCATGCCGTGCGGAGGATACAGCGACAAGGCCCCAGAGCAGGATCGCCAGGCTATACCAGCCAGCCTGTTGCCGCATGACTATACCCTGACGAAGAAGTCTTCCGTGCGGCCTTCGACCCAGGCTGCCTGGATGAAGCCCCCGATGTTGGCAACAGTGCCACCGAAGTACACCAGCAGCGTGGCCGGTCCGACGATCAGCTCGGGGAGCCTGGGCTCATAGACCAGGGAGAGCTCTTTGAGGAGCACCCCGACACCGGTCGAAAAGATGTCGAACGTTTCCACCTTGCGGGCCAGTTCAATATCCAGCACCGGGTCTGCAGCAGTCCCGCCGGCTGGCGTCGTGGTCATATCAGCGGTGAAGGCCGACCCGACGCGACACGCCGAGCCCTGGCCCAGGTCGGTGCGCATATTCATTGGCAGCTCGGCGGTAAACGTCCCATCGCCGGTCCACTGCCCATAGGGATCGACCGCCATGAGAATCTCGTTCTCGTCGTTATCCGCGGCGACCAGACCGACCTGCACCTGGCAGTCAATGCGCACCGGGCGGATGGCGTAGCCACGCGGGACTGCGATTGCCAGCTCTGGTTGATCGAGGTCGAGGATCGTGCCGGCACCACCACCGACAATCCCAGCTGAGAACGCGCCCACAGTGACGCGTCGCCCAAAGCCCCGCGCGATCATCGCATCCATTTCCATCAGCATCATGGCCGCGCCGCCTGGCGAGCCGTACTGCTGCACATCGCCTTGACCACCAAAGAGCTTGAGTATCTGTCTCACGTTCATCCCGTCTCTCCTATGTTGCCCGAGGACATTTAGTCGGGCATGACAATGTCACTATCGAGGTCAAACGCCAGCGCCAGCTGACGCTGTAGCACTGCCAACTGCTGGGCGATGAGTGCGAGCCAAGACGTCTGCTCATCGAGCGGTGCCGCTACAACCCAGCCAAGTCCATCCCAGCGGTAGATACGACCCGTATCCACTTCGAGGAAGCTCGAGCCAGCTGGGATACTCTCGTCACGATCCGCCGGGACGCCGGGCTTGACATCCCCAGACGTCCCGATGAATCGCTTAATCGTACTTTCTAGATGTACGGCCATGCTTGTACTCCTTGGCTGGGGAGACAACCGCTTTGTCTCCAACCAGGGCATGTTCCTGGCTTACCCCTAGTACGATATGAGAGCGGGGAAGCCGGAAGTCTCTCATTATGGAGCCAGAGCGGCATTAGTTAATCAACCTTTGCATCCTGCGTCACGGCCTGGGGATAGCGCGCCCCGCTAAGAATGACAATCACACAGATCAGGTCCGCATTTGATCCAGGCGATGCGACCTCGACCTGTAGACAGTCAAAGCCGCCATCAGTGTCGAGTTCGGCCGCTTCGACTTCGATGACGTTCAGGGTATTCGCTGTCGCCGGTAGGTTGAATGTATTCGAGGTCACGGCAGTCTCGACCCACGTTGTCCCCGTGACCGCTACCTTGGTCCAGCGCTTAAGAAAGGCCAGTGCCTTTTCCGAAGTACCAGCCACATCGGTCGCCTGCGCCAGGGTCACCGCCGGGGTCCCACCAGCCCAGGCGCCCTGTATAATGAGAATCGTTGCATGGGCATAGTTCTTTAGACTCAGCCAGTCCGACGACACCGCCGCCCCAGTCGTATCGATAGGGACTTGCACGACTTCCATACCCATAAGCTCAACCAGATGATTCGGCATAGCCTCTTCTCCTTCTACAGGGCTGACTATGCCCTGGTTGCCAGTGACATAAACGGACTCAGTGTATTGGTGCCATTGAACGGCGTAATCGCCGAGGCCAGCCACGATTGCCCATCGACCGCGAACATGAACCGGAAGGCCGTCTCGGCAAAGTCGAAGCGCAGGTGCATCGACATGGCCTCATCGATTCCCCCCCGGACACCAAGGGCGTAGAAGCCAAGATTTGCCAGGATGATATCGCCCACAGTGCCAAGGGTCTTACAGTATTCTATGGGCATAATGGGTAGCCCTTTAAGCCGTGCCTGAGGCGCATTCGCAATATTCTGCCCCTGGATAAATACCGGGATGCCGCCAGTCCCTACTACGGCTGAGAGCAGTTCCAACTGGGGCTCAGTGTCCTGGTTGATAAACCACACCGCTCCCTTGCGTGCCCGTGCATGGCAGCGTGCATACATCTTATTGATGTTCTCCAGGATGATGGTATTGGCGTCCTGCCCGGTTTCCTTGGCAATAGAGATCGTTGCCGCAGCATTCAGTATGCCCAGCGGCTGCCCAACACCATTACCATTGATGATCGAGTCATTGACCAGGAACATGATTTCGTCCGTCGCTGCACGTCTGAGGTACTGTTCCATGGCTGGCGCGTTGTTCAGGAGTTTATCGGTGACGTAGACCAGGACGGCGAGTTCTTGGGGTTCCAATTTCATGCGCCGCACGGTTGGGATACTGGACGTAATCTGGGTAGCCTCAGCAATCCAGTATCCCCGCACGCCACCATAGCGGCTACCGGTGACACGGGAGGTCTCGGCATTAGCCGGAAAGGTGAGTGACTCGCCCGTAACGGTGTATTGGTCACAGAGCGACATGAGATTTTCCGGCATCTCGTTCATGCCATCCCACAGGGTCATGGAGAACTGGGGGGGGACCATGAAGCCACCCTGTGAGCCCTGGGCCTGATTCATACCAGTGGCGGCTGCGGCGATCTTCACCAAGCGCTCATCGGCCATGGCGCGTCCTGGGTGGCCCGCCTCATAGACACTGAGGGCAAACTCGCCTATGTGGGCAAAGCCACGCTTCGGATCGAGGAAGAAGCGATCAACTACCTGGCTTACCCGTGTACTGCCCCCACGTGGGAGCGTCCGTGTCACCTGGGTCTGTTCCAACGTCTGCCGCGTCTCTTCGAGCTGGGCCTGCCGTTGTGCACGTTGCTGATCGGCTGCGACCTCGGCATCATAGCGCTCCTTATAGGTCCGCGAATCGGCAATGCACTCGTCGAACAGCGCCTCTTCCTCAGCGGTGAAATCGCGCCCACCCTCGGCCTCAGCCAGATCAAGTAAGGCCTGGGCCTCATCGGCTGCCTTGGAGCTTAAGGCCAGTAGGTCGTTGAGATTCTTTGCCATCTGTTAGACTCCTTGTCGTTGACGAAAGGCCTGCAGAGCCCGCACCTTCAGACTCTGTGTGGCACGTGGAACACTGGCCTTAGAAGCCCTGTAAATTGGATGAAAAGCCGCCTGGTCAAGGGCCTCTTCCAGACTCATGATCTCATCAAGAAACCCCATATTTTTAGCCTGTTTGGCAATGTGCATCCGGCCATCGGTCCAGGTAGTCAGCTGGTCGTGACTTTTCTCTCTCCCGCGCATGACAGATGCCACAAAGTGCTCGTTCAAATCCTCAACACGTTGTCGGAGATAGTCCAGGGCCTCTGCAGAGATCGGCATACCATCGACTCCTACTCCCTTGAATGGCCCCGTGCTGATGACATGGACCTGGATGCCCTGACGATCCATGCTTTGACTAGTATCCTTTAGTACCGCGATGGTGCCAATCGAGCCAATTTCCGCCGTGGGATTGGCCGTGATACGTTCAGTCTGACTAGCCGCCCAGTAGGCCGCACTGGCGCACAGATCGTCTACATGTGCGACGATCTGTTTTCCACTAGACCTCGTACGGTAAATCTCGTCGGCTAGTTCCTGCGTCCCAGCCACATGCCCCCCCGGAGAATCAATGTGCAGCAGGATGGTCTTTACCTCTGGATCACGCACCGCCTGACGAATCATCCGGCGCGTCTCCACAGTACTGACACCACCAAACTTCGAGTATGCCTTCATCATCGGCCCATGCATGGGAATAACGGCGACGCTCTCATAGAGCTCGTAGTCGCGCTCTTGTTGCCTAACACGTGCCTGTGGCTCGGACTGTACCATCCAGAGCCCGGACTGAATTGCCGTGACGGCCTGCTGCATCCACAGGGGCTCAATGCACCAGAGTCCCATATGCGAGGCCCAGCACCGTGGTGTATCTAGACTAGAGAGTGCCTTGCTCTCACGGTAACGGTTGATGGCGCCACGGTGGCCTTCGAGATGGTGTATCACGCTCTGTGAGGCACGCTGACCAGAGCGGGCGCCGTGCGCGGCATTGATGGCAGCCTGCCAGCCCCCGACGTGGAGGTACATGGTGCCAGTGGTATAGACGCCGTTCTTGTCCTCGTTGCCGCCATCTTTGATCCAGTGGTGTGGATACTTCCAGGTCGACTTTTCTCCAGGTGTGCCATGGTCGGCAAAGGCTTCCCTAGGCAGTCTAGTCTTATCCACCGTACTCCAGGCGGGCTCGTCATCGGCAATAGTGGAGTTGTGGCTGAAAGCGTTGACTGTAAGCATCACTCCTCCTCATCGTCATCGTGACGCTGACCATTACGCCCCGGAATAGATGGTTGAAAGCGTTGTACAGTGGGAGGGGGATTACCTCCCACCATGGCATCGATCGGCAACAGATTGTTCGCCATGATGAAGTACGTATCGCCAGCTGGACCGATGGGATTCATGTTTTCCATCTCGCGAATCTCATTGGGGCTGATGGTCGCGAGCCCAAACATGCTGCGGTAGTAACTCGCACGCGTCTTGGCATCAGCCCGCAGCAGCGCCACGTAGAGATGCTCGGCAAAGTACTCCAGATCATTGCGAAAGAGCTTGCGCTGAATCTGCTGTTCCCAGCGCACAAACCACGGCATCAGCGTATCGGAGAGATAATCCAGCGACTGATGCTCAATGTTGTTATAGCTCGCATCTGAGAGGTCCTGGATCTTATGCAGTGGCATTCGAAACCAGCGCGCCACCTCACGGGTTTGGAAGGTACGTGTTTCCAGGAATTGGGCGTCATTGGGCGGAATGCCAATACGATTCCACTTCATTCCCTCCTCAAGGATCGCCGGCGTCCCCGTTTTCGTCGGGCCACCGTAGAGCTCTTTCCAGGACTCACGAAGATGCTTCGCGGCTGTATCACTGAGTACCTGCGGGTGTTCGAGCACGCCGCCAATGTGGGCGCCATTACCAAAGAAGGCGGCACCGTACTGCTGCGCGGCTAGTGACAGGCCAAGACTCTCGCGGGCCATATCCAGGATGGAATAGCCATAGAGGCCCTCAGAGCCGAGGCCACGGATGTGCAGGACATTCTCGGCCCGCAGCCGCGTCACATTCGTGTGCTGGGCACCTGCAATAAGCTCGGTGCCAAAGACGTCATAGACCACACGGCCTTCCTCATCGCGCCGGATACGTACTCGGCTGGGATGGACAGGATGTAGAGCCACGGCCTGCCCACGGTGATCGCGTTCGATCTCAGCATAACCATTACCCCAGGCCAGGGCATGAGCTTGTAGCGTCTCACGGAAGGTGAGTGCCTCCATCTCGTCATTAGGGAGTGTATGGAGCAGCTCGTAGTTGGGGTGATCCGTCGCCCTTTCTTTCCCACGTGGAGAGAGACGGCGGTAGGTGAGCAGTGGGACCTTGCCGATATCCTCACTGATCGCTCGGATGCAGGCATAGTACGTGGCGAGCCCCATGGCGGTGTGGTGCGACACCGCCGCGCCAGCCAGTGTTGTGCCCCCACGAGACCAGTCAATGAGCCAGGCAGTGGGATGCCGGATATCACTGATGGCATCGGCCTTAATCGTGATGGGGACCAAGAGACCACTCTTATGCTGCTCATAGCCTGGTGGCATGGTTATCTCAGACACCTACTGTCCTCCTGGAGGTGCCAGACAGGGGAGTAAGGTCAGTGCGAGTGCACTAGAACTCGCCATGGCCTGGGTGACACAGCGTGCCTGGGCGGCCTGCTTATCGGCCAGGGGAACATCCTGCATACAGGTCAGGACTGTCTCGGTAAGAGTAGGGCTCATCTGAGCCAGGGTAGCGGTGACACAGACCATGTTGATCTGGAGTGGTGGCGCGGTTGGTGCAGTAGTCGCACAGCCCACAAACCACAGACTGCCGAGGATAACAGCGGCGAGCAACACCCAGTCCCACCAATGTAGTTGTTGCCGTCTCATGGCTTAATCCCCCCCCGCCCCGCCGACATAGAGCTTTAGGGTGCCGCCACTTAAAAAGGCATGCTGCTCCACGGCCAGGGCGAGGCCGTCGTAGCTCTCCATCATCCACTGCAGGGTGGGATCAGCCAGGATGTTTTCGGTCATCTGTAAGGGGTCGAGAGTCCAGTAGAGATGCAACTCGGCATGGCAGACATGCGGGTTCTGTGGGTCGACCCACATCCAGGCACTAATATTGCCTGGAGTGATGCGTCGAGAGGGAACAACGGGCCAGCCAACATAGCGCAGATGGCCCACCTTGTGCCAGAAGGCTTTCGCTTCGTCACAATGTGCCAGCGACGCAGCGTCGTGCGGCCAGCTAAAGGTCTTCATGTAATCGATGCGTGCCATGTGTACTCCTGGGTAGAGCAGACTCCCACCTGAGGGCTACCTTAGAACAATTTTGGCACGCTGGTTACAAAACTGTCGAGTAGTATAATGCAAATTGCATCAAGGCGTTGTGGGCTGTGTCAGGGCGAGTTCGGCGGCATGGCAGGCCAGATCAAGTCCACCAAAGAGCCGCCAGACCGTGCACAGGCAGGGGAGGTAGGCAACTCGCACACGCGGATGGAAATCGTAGGTCTCTGGCCAGCGTTGAGACTCGCTGTGAAATTGCACCAGCGCGGCAAGGATACGCTCGTGTGACCAGTGGCGTCTGGATGCATGACGCGAGAGGTACTGACCTTTATGAAGGTTATTACCGACTAGGGGTATGCTCATCAATTCTCTCTCACACTCTCGGTGGTGACATCTTGTTCGGTACTAAAGCTACTCTGTTGGCGTGTTATGCCAAGCTGGTGTCGTTTTTGCTCCATGCGTTTCTCTATGGTATCTATGGCCTTTTGGGCTTTTTCCTTACGTATGAACCATGCCTCGTTGTTTGCTTCTTTATCTTTGCGTGCTTCTTCTATTTCTTCTTGCACCTTATCAAAGTCCTCCTCTGCATCCTCTTCCTCTGCCTGCGCCTCTCTTATATCCTGGCGCATTTCCTCTCTCTGCTCATCGAGTTGCTCTTGAGTGATTTCACCCTTTTCGAACATCTCACGCATTTCTTCTAAGGCTTCCTCGATGTGTGCCTCTTCATCTACGGTGACTTCGCGCGCTTTTTCCAGGGCCTCGGCTTTTTCAATTGCTTCGGCGTCCAGGCGAGCAATCTCCGTGTCTATTTCATCCGCCAGACGGTTGGCTTCCGCATCCAGTTCAGCCTGCAGTCGTTCCTGCTCACGCTTGTCTGCCAGGAGTTGAGCCAGGTCGCGCTCGATGCGCTCAATCAGCTGATCGGTCTCACGCTGGGCTTGTTCCTCTTCGGCCGCCTGGCGCTCGGCCGCAATACGCTCCAGCCGCTCCTTTTCCTTGCCTCTGGCTTCGGCGAGCTGCTCCCTGAGCTGGCGATGTCTTTCACCTCGGTCACGCGCCAGTGCGGCGCCTGCTCCACCGTGCCCTGGGAGACTCCCACCCTGCAGCCCTGGCCTGCCAGCATGATTAAAGTGCCCTGATCCTGCTCCACCCATGACTCTGCCCTTAGCGCTTTAGGTGTTTGTAAGTGAGGCCAGCCTGCGTGGCAAGCTGCCGCAAGTCCGCATCATTGACCGCCGGGGGGGCGGGTCGTGCCTCGCGGAAGTTGGAAATGCTGATATTATAATGCGGGTTGTACTGTTTCGGCGTGCGTGCTGCGTTGATCGCTTGGAGAGTCCGGTACATCGCCTGGCGCTCCTTGCCTGTCAGACCCTTCGGCAACGTGAGTACATACGTCGCGGTGGGCGTGGCCACGACGAGCCTGCGGGCAGGACCGCTGAAGAAATTGCGCAGTTGTTCGAGCGTTGGCGGACTCTCGAACTGGGCTTTGCGCACCTCAGTAATGTCGGTGTGGCCACGCAGGATAGTAAGTTCTTTACCGGTGGTGAGGTCGGCAAAGAGACGCTTGGTATCAGGACGCTGGCGGACTGCCTCTGCCAGGTCTTTCAAGGACTGATCTCCTGTACGAGCTGGATCAATGAGCGGTGGCTGCTCTTTGACCTCCTTCTCGAAGGCATCCTCGCGCTCCTCGCGCTCCTCGCGCTGTTGTCGATGGCGTTCAGCGCGATCTCGTGCCGTGGCGCTGGAACTCCCTCCGCCGCGTCCAGGGACACTCCCCCCGACGCTGCCTGGCCTGCCACTATGCCCAAAGTGCCCCGAGCCCTCACCACCCATACTGCACTCCTAGACGTGTAATAAGCCGCGGGTCTCATAGACCGAGGCCGTTGTGCCCAGTGGCTGCACAATGGCTCTACCCAGCGCCATGACGAGCGCCACACAGCCGTCAATCTTCTCACTGCTCTTACGCTTCGAGGGCTTGATATTGCCCTCGGCGTCTTGCTCGATCATGACGTTCGACATACACCAGCGCAGGACTGGATTGCCATCATGGCGCAGTTCCTGCTTACTGATCAGCCGCTCCAGTTCTTTGGCCGGCGCGGACATCGAACCAAAGCCCTGCCCGAATGGCACCACGTCAATGCCATCGCCCATAAGCTGGTTTTGCAGCTGGGTGCTATTCCAGCGATCTATCGCCAGCTCTCTGATGTCAAAGCGCTCGGTCAGGGCATTGATATCGCGCCGGATGACGTCGTAGTCTGTGACGTTGCCCTCGGTGGCAGTGATATAGCCCTGCTCGATCCAGGCGGGATAGGGTACGCGGGCGCGCTCTAGGCGGAGGTCAGCGGTCTCGGCAGGGATCCAGAAGTGCGAGAGGACAGCGTGCCACTCCGGAAAGTACAACTCCAGGGCACAGAGGTCCGAGACCGTGGCGAGATCCAGGCCAGCGTAGCATACCTGCGAGGATAGGGCTTCAGGCTCAACCTGCACGTCATAGCAGGCGTCCCAATGCACCATATCCAACCAGCTAATGTCTTGCTGCGTCCTCATATTCAAGTGCAGGCGCTTAAAGGTGTTCTGGTAGCTTGGGGTCTCGATGGCGCGCTGGCACTCGCGTTTCATGTAGTCGAGGGAGAGACTCTTGCCCAGGTTAGGGTTGGCTTTGGCCCAGACCTTGGGATCAGTCCAGTCATCTTCCTTGGCAGCCTCGTAGAGCACCGGCAAAAAGCTCTGGTCCTCGATAATCCCATCACGGACTTTCACGGCGTAGTCGTACTTCTCGTTACAGATTGACGGTCGTGCAAAGTCGCTAGTGGTAATGTAGATGACCAGCGGCTGGCGCCGTGAGGCCGTCCCAGTGATAAGTGTATCGATGAGCTCGCGGTTCGGTTGTGCGTGTAGCTCATCAACAATGATCAAGTTTGAGTTAAAGCCGTGCTTGGTGTCGGCATCTGCCGAGAGCACTTTGTAGCTGCTATTGGTGGACTCACGCACGATGGATTTGACAGCCGAGTAAATTTTACAGCGTGATGCCAGCTCGAGCTCCGCCAGGACCATGCCCTTGGCATGGCGATAGACCAGCGCCGCCTGATCTTTGTCCGCCGCTGCCGAGTAGAGTTGCAGGCCCTCCTCGTCCTCGCAGAATAGGAAAAACAGCACCACGCCGGCCATGAGCGGCGTCTTGTTGTTCTTCTTAGGTACAAAGATAAAGGCCTCGCGGTAGCGCCGTGAGCCATCGGGCCGCTTCCAGCCAAACAGATTGGCCAGAATGGCCTGCTCCCACGGCTCCAGTACAAACGGCTGGCCAGCCACGGTACCCTCAATAAACTTCAGGCAGGTGGGAAAGAAGTCGAGAATTTCCTGGGCTGCCTCGGCATCAAACGTACATACACCGGCGGTCGCCAGGGCATCATAGCCTGGAATTCGGCCCAGGAGCTTCTGCCACTGCCTGGGAACTTTACTTGACTTTGCGGAAGAAGCGCGTTTTGTCCGGCGCATCGTCGGCATGGGTGTCCTTTTCCTGTACTGGATCCAGGCCAAGCGACTTGCGGGCGCCCGGCGTCATGCCCATCTCCTGCTCCAGCCGCGTGAGTTCCTGGCCTAACTCCTTTGCTAACCGGGTGTACGGATGGGTGTAGAGATAGCCCGTGACGGTCGCGCAGATGACGCTGTGGGTCTCAATGTACTTCTGGGCCTCTTGCCAGCGCACCAGGGCCACACAGTAGCGCGTCAGCAGTTCCAGTGTGAGCGGGGTGATCAGTCCATGCTGCGCTAACTCCTGGCTGAATTTCTTCCAGTAGCTACGGGTTTGCTTGCCCAGCCACCTGGGCGCCGGTGGTGCGTGGTTGGGTGCTGGGGCCGGCCGCTCCTGAGAGAGCTGGTTGGCCTTGGCGCGCCAGGAACCACGCAGATCGAGGACCCTGGTGGAGGTTGGGCGTCGACCTGATTTCATGTGAGAGCCTTTTCTTAAAGTTGCATACATCAGACGCTTTTATTGTAACCACATAGGCAAGATTTCTTCTAGTGCAATCTTTCCCGCCGCCATGTCTGCCGCGGCGCGCCCGCCACCGCCCCGCACCGCCGGCGGGCTCCCTGGGAGAGGGGAGAGCGGAGAGGGCAGATGGCCGATGGGAG